TCCAACTAAATGGGCAAGACTAAACAAAAATTTATTAGGTGGATTACAACCTGGTAAAATGTATGTAATTGCTGGTAGACCTGGTGTAGGTAAATCAGCATTTAGTAATCAAATGATATTTGACTTGTTAGATCATGAACTCAAAGAAAAAGTTGTAGTATTATACTGGAGCTTTGAGATGCCTGGCCATCAACAAATATTACGTGCAGGCTCTAAAGATGTTAAAAAGCAAGTGTTAGATTTATTATCTGTAGAAGAAAAATTAAGTGAAGAGGACTATGAATTATATAAGAATAAAGTATCTAAATATAAAAAGTATCCTATTTATTTTAACAATATACCTAGAAATATAGAGTATATTAAAGATGCTAATGTAGAAATAACTAACAGAAATCCTGATGCTAGGATTATAAATATCTTTGACCACTCACGTCTTGTTGTAGGTAAAGCAGAGTCAGAACTACAAAGACTAAATGAATTATCTAAAGGATGTATGTGGATGCAAGCTAAAATGGGAGTTATAAATATACTTCTATCGCAGCTTAACCGTAACATTGAACAAGAACACCGTGCAAAGGCGCAGTATCAGCCATTACTAACAGATTTATTTGGTGGTGATAGCATTGGTCAAGATGCACACGTTGTTATGATGTTACAACGACCATATGATTTATATGGTATAACAGAATCATACTGTAATGAGGATCCTGTAGGACTGTTAGCTGTTCACGTAGAAAAGAATCGTGACGGTCTATTAGGTATGATCCCATTTGAAGCAGATATGTCAACATTTACAATTAACGAAAGAAATTAAACTATGAAAGAAAAAGCAATAGAGATAGTAAAAAACTTAACAAGAACAATTAATAAAATAGGTGCAAAAATACATAATGTGCACAATTTAACTAGAGAAGATATGTTTGCTAATCCAACAGCATCTAAATCTAAATTAGAGAAAAAAAGAAAAGAAATAATAACAAAGTATAATTTAAAACAAAAAGAATGGAAATACTAGCAGCAGCAATTATATACATAGCTGGTATAGTTACTGGCTTGTATGCTGCATCTCAAATGGAAAAAGATATTGATAAAAGAATAAAAAAATGATAGATACTATAATTATAATTTTAGTAGTACTTTTCTTGGTAGTATATGCATATTGGATTACAATATATGCGCATAATAATAAAGAACTAATTAAAAACTTAGAAGAATATGACAAAAAAGAGAAAGCTGAACAGCAAAAATCCAAAATACATGGACAAAAGCAAGTTAAAAGAAAAGATAATAAAACGAAAAGAACTCGCTTGTACCACAACTAATGGTGTAAAAGTATATAAAGTGTGGTATGAATAGTACAAGTTTATTAATAGAATTATTAGCGTGTGGGTTTTTCTTTGTGTTAGGATGGTTAGTAGGTATTGAAAGAAATAACTATTTAACTAAAGAATTAACATTTTGGAAAGCATATACAAAAGAATTAGAAAAAAATGAAAACGATGGAATTACCAAAAACAAAGGTAAAGGCTAGCCGTAAATCGCCTAAAAACATGATAATATATGGTCCGCCAAAGATTGGCAAGACTACAGTATTATCACAATTAGATAACTGTTTAATAATTGACTTAGAACAAGGTTCTGACATGATTGACGCTTTGAAAATCAAAGTAAATAATCTTACAGAACTTACAAACGTAGCTAGAGAAATAATTAAACAAGAAAAACCATATAAATATGTTGCTATTGACACTATATCTAAACTAGAAGAATGGTGTGAAAATGAAGGCAAAAAAATTTATATGAAAACTCCTATGGGTAAAAACTTTGAAACTAAAAACCCAGGAATGTCAATACTATCATTGCCTAATGGCGCAGGCTATTTGTACTTACGAATGGCATACAAAAAATGGATAGACAGACTAAACCTGTTAGCAGATCATGTTATCTTAGTTGGCCACTTAAAGGACAAAATGCTTGAAAAGAAAGGTAAAGAGGTTGCTGTAAAGGACCTTGACTTAACTGGTAAAATCAAGCAGATTACATGTGCTAACGCTGATGCTGTTGGTTATATATATAGAGAAGAAGACAAAACTATGGTTAGTTTTAATTCTCTCGATGATATAACTGCTGGTTCACGTTGTGCACATTTAAAGGGTAAGACCATGCCTATGAATTGGTCAGATATATATATAGATTAATTAAACGTAAAAAAATGATTGAAATGAAAAAACACGTAGAACCAGGCAAAACGCCTGCAAAAATTACTGTTTCTATGATTGATCAAGATCTTAAAGATGGGATCAGTAAATCAGAGATGACTGTAAAATATGGTATTAAACCTTGGGAGGTAGATGAGATGTTTAAACATCCATTTCTTAAAGGTAGAAGACCTAGTAGAAAAAAAGCTTTATCTTTTACTTTTGTAGACGACATAGAACCATTAAATAGTGGTGATATTGCTGTAGAGCAAGCTGAAGAAGTAGATCCTAATCAAGTAACTTTGCATGATGCTATAGATGAAGCTATAGATTCAGCTCAACAAGCTAAAGATGAAATTACAAAAGCTGAACAGTCTATTGTAGATTTGCTTGGACCGCATACTCAAACTCCAGAAGAAACAATTAAAGAAGCAGCAGAGTGGTCAGCTAAAAATACAAATGATGAAGAAGAACTAGAAATGGACGATAATACGTTCGAGTTATAAACCAATTAATAATTAAAAACAATAAATATGGCAATACAAAGTAATGCGAGTACAGAAGAAGTTGTAGGTGGAATTAAAACCTACTCAGGTTTAACTAATGTAAAAGTTATGGCTGTAAACCCAACAATGAGGGAATTACATGACATGGACATTAATGTTAAACAAGAACCTAATTATAAAGTAGAATTTAGTGGTGAAGAATATAATAAAGTTGTATTTTGGCTAGCTAATTCAGACGGTAACTTTAAATTAGAAATATTAATGCAAAATAAACACAGAGTGTCTCAATCAGGTAAACACCAATGGATGAATAATATTGGTCAGTCTACATGGTCAGAAGAAGAGCCTACATATGACTGGTGGAAAGCAGAAGGTCAGAGAAAAGCTTACACAGGTGAGGAAACTCTTATTAATTTTGTTAAAGCTTGGGCTAACGTAGCTGCTGGTGATAATGTATATTTTGAAACAGTATCTGCAATAGCTAATGGTAATATAAATGAGCTTAAAGCTTTAGTTCACACACTTTCAGGCAATGAGGTAAGAGTTCTTATTGGTGTAAAAGATGATAAATATCAGCAAGTATATACTAAATACTTTGGTAGAGTAAAACCTCAGCGTGATGATTTATTTATTAAAGCACTTAATGATGACTATGGTTCATTTAATGCTGATTTTAATGCTGATCTAAAGTGGGGGACACATGTGTCTACTGCCGCACTAGTTACTCCTGACACAATCAATGAAGATGAAGATTGGACTGGAGAAGCTACTACTGCAGAAGCTCCAGCTAAACAAGATCTTCCCTTCTAATGATTAATTCTAGAAGCAGCGAAGATCATTTGCATACAGATGTCATACTTAGTAAAATTACTGAGTATGACATTTTTGCATATTATTGTTCTAGTTTTAAAACTTTAAATAAAAAGTTTTGTAGCGAGTTAAGAAAAGATGAAACACCGTCTGCTTCTATAGTGATGTGGAGTGGTAACCTATTATATAAAGACTTTGGTTATCCTGATCACACATTTAACTGTTTTAGTTATGTTCAATTTAAGTACGCAATTTCTTTTATAGACGCTTTAAAAATTATCGATTGTGATTTTAATTTAAATTTAAGTTCTAAAAAAGAAGAAAGATTATTTACTATGGGGTATCTTGGTAGTACAAAACCTCAGCCTAAATATGTAGAAAAACCAACAATCATTCAAAAACGAGCAAGATCTTGGAATAAAGATGATGCGAACTTTTGGCGAAAATATTTGGTAAGTAAAAAAATACTTAATACTTTTGCAGTTGAACCAATAAGTCACTACTGGGTAAACAACAACAGATTTACTTGTAAATCAATTACTTATGTATTTAAGTTTAAAAATCGATATAAAATCTATTCTCCTTACGAAGAAAAAAATAAGTGGTTAAGCAATACAAAAAAGACAGATGTTCAAGGCTATAATCAACTCCCGAATAAAGGTGAGAGACTTATCATTACTTCTTCCCTCAAAGATGTTATGTGTTTATATGCTGCAGGCTATCATTCGATAGCTATGCAAAGTGAAATGCAAATACCTAATGAGAAACTAATAAGTGAGCTAAAACAACGATTTAATATAGTAGAAATTTTATATGATAATGATTTTAACAATGTAAATAACCCTGGCCAAAACATGGCTAAAAAGATATGTGATTTATATGGTTTTAATAACATTTGCATACCTCAAGAGTATGAAGTCAAAGATCCATCAGATTTAATATTTAAGGTAGGCAATTTTAATGAACTTAAAAACATATTAAAATGACACGAGATGAAATTATTGAAAAATTTAGAACACGTAAAGGATTTTTAAAAAAAGGAGCACAATGGTTAGCAGACAAATGGGAAGTAGATATAGCTATTATTAAAGATTGTAAAAAACTTGTAACGTCTGAAGAATGGGTACAAGAAAGAATGAATAATGATAATGGTCATGAACTTACTACAAGTCAAGCTTTTCAAAAACACTTACTAGACAATGGATTAACAATGGCAGACGTAAAGTCTGTTAAGTTTTGGCAAAACTTTAATGGAGAACAAAGATATAGTATAGTAACACATAATCAGTGGCATGAACAGCCTCAAGTTAAAGAAGAGTTACTTAAATATATAAAAACAAGATCAACTAAAGTACCAAAGCTTAAATACAAAAAACCAAAAGACCCTATTTGCTATGAAATATCTTTACCAGATATACATTACGGTAAAATAACTGACGAAGGGCCAGAAGCATTAGAAAAACACTATATACAAATTATTCAAGATCTGCATAGAAAAGCAGACGGTTTAGAAATTGAACGATTTCTTTTACCTGTAGGTAATGATGGACTTAATTCTGAAGGTATGAGTCGAGCTACAACTAAAGGCACACCTCAACAAGATAGTATGCGTTGGCGTCAGTCTTTTAGAGGTTATTGGCATTTAGTTACAAAAGCAATTGATTATTTATCACAATTTGCACCTGTAGATGTATTAGTTGTGCAAGGTAATCATGACTTTGAACGTATGTTTTACGTTGGAGAAGTTTTAGACGCATTGTATCATAATAATAAAAATGTAAGTATAGACAATAGTTTAGAGTCACGTAAATATTATGAGTATGGTATAAATATGATTATGTTTACACACGGTGATAAAGAAAAGCCTCAAGAGCTTCCACTATTAATTGCTACTGAGCAACCTGATATGTGGAGTAGATGTAAAGTTAGAGAAGTACACTGTGGACATAAACATAAAGAAATGTTAAACGAATATATGGGTACTAAAGTTAGATTTATACCTAGTATATGTGCTAATGATACTTGGCATAAAACACAAGGATATGTAGGAACACTAAGATGTGGACAAGCATACATATGGAATAAAAATAGAGGACTAGAAGGATATTTACAAACTAATGTAATGAACTATGAAGAAAAGAAAATATGTTAAAAGGAAAGGTAGAACCAAAGTAAAAAATGCTAAAAAATCTACCTATGATGGTAAACATTTTCAGTCTAATTTAGAACTGTATTGTTACAAACAACTAGAAGAAGCAAAAATACCAGTAGAGTATGAACAACACACATTTACTATATTTCCTGCTACTGTGTACCCACAAGCTTGTTATGAGGGTACATCTAAAAAGTTATATAACAAAGGATCTAAAATTAGACCTATAACATATACACCTGACTTTGTAGATCCTGATGGTAAATTTATTATAGAAACAAAAGGTTATGCAAATGAATCTTTTCCATTAAGGTGGAAATTATTTAAAAAACATCTTAAAGATAAGCAACATCGTTATGTCTTGTTTATGCCTAGAAATAAAAAACAAGTTGACGAGGTTGTAGATATTATAAAACAACTATAGATTGAGGGGAGGTTAGTAATTTAATTAATAACTGAGCGGTTATACTTTGTGTGCAATTACAATTCCTCCCCTTTTTCTTTTTATTAATCAATTAAACAAAAATTATGAATTACGATCAATGGAAATTAAGTAACCCTATAGATGATGGGTACGGATACGAAATGGTAAGCGATTGTTGCGGAGCAAAAATGGATGAAGACAGAGGTCTTTGTTATCAATGCAAAGATCATTGTGAACCTATGGAAGACTACGAATATGAAGCTGCTAGAGAAGAGGCATACAAAGAAATGATGTCTGACGGAGAAAGAGACGAAGGATGATAGATAAGGTCACCAGAAAGTCTATGCTTATTAGACCTTCAGGTAGATCTACAGATTTTATTAGTCCAAGTTTTGGTTATGGCTGTTTATATAACTGTTCTTATTGCTACATGAAAAGACATAAAGATAAAGGTCTTACAGTAGCAACTAACACAGGAGATATACTTACAGCTATAAATAACCATGCTTTTTTTACACCTGTAGATAAACCTAATCAGACACACGCAGAGTATACAACATACGACATAAGCTGTAACGAAGACTTTGCTCTGCATGCAAAACACCATCAATGGGAAAAGATATTTGAATTCTTTCGAGATCATCCTATTGCTATGGGTAGTTTTGCTACTAAATATGTTAATCCTAGTCTTACGTCATTTGACCCGCAAGGTAAAATACGTATAAGATTTAGTCTTATGCCTCAGCATAAATCAAATTTACATGAACCACACACATCTAAAATTATTGATAGAATAAAAGCTATCGATGCATTTATAGATGCTGGTTATGATGTGCATATAAACTTTAGTCCTGTTATAGTATATGATGGGTGGCTAGAAGACTATGCAGATCTATTTAACATGGTAAATGATTATGTGCAGTATAAAGACCAAGTATTAGCAGAAGTTATATTTCTTACACACAATTTTAAAAAACATACTGTAAATTTAGAGCGTCACCCTAAAACAGAAGTAGATTTATGGGTGCTAGACAAGCAAGAGATTAAAAAATCACAGTATGGTGGAGAAAATATAAGATACAAACTCAGTCTAAAATCTGAGTATATAAGACAATTCAAAGAGTTACATAACCAAATTATACCTTGGAACACTATAAGGTATATATTTTAAATTAATTAAACATGCGAACAATACAAGATCAACTCTCTAGAATATCTAAGACATTGATATTTACAGAGCCTTTCTACGGTATTTTTCTTATTGGATTACAAAAAGAATTCAGTAAGCAATGTGCTACCGCAGGTGTAGGAAAACACGGCATAGGAATGCGATTAGTTATTAATCCGGATTTCTTTGGAGACCTTAGTGAGCTGCATCAACAAGGTTTGCTAAAACATGAGCTATTACATATAGCTTTTGGACATCTTATCTTGTCAGATAAATATCCTAATAAAAAGTTATTTAACATAGCTGCAGACATAGAGATTAATCAATACATAGACTCTGACATGTTGCCAGCTGGCGGGCTAACTTTGGATACATTTAAAAATGAGATAATATTGCCAAAGAAAGCAGGTACAGATAAGTATTATAAACTTTTACAAGAAAAGATGAATGAAGATGGTACTAGTTACTGTGAATCTTTACAGTCTATTTTAGATCAAATGGATGGTAATAGTCAATATTGCCATAAAGAGTGGGAAGAAGTTACAGAACTGCCTGAAGCAGCAAAGAAACTAGTACAAAAACAGTATGAACACCAGATGAAAACCACTGCAGAAGAGATCCAAAAGAAACATGGTACAATACCTGGGGAATTAGCAGAGATTATCGAAAGACTATTTAAGGTAGAGCCTCCTAAATTCAATTGGAAACAATATCTTAAAAGGTTTATTAACAACGCATCTAAAATCTATACTAAAAAGCTACGTAGAAAGTATAATAAGAGATACTCAGGTAACCCGGGTCTTAAAATAAAGCATAAAAATCATGTTTTAGTTGGCGTGGATACTTCAGGATCTGTTAGCAGCTCAG